TCAACGACACCTGGTCTCTCGATTGGGACCACGTCACTCCAACGCTCGCCTCGCTTGCTTCAGTTGACGCCACTCTTGATCACGTGGACCTCCGCTGGCTGGTCGAAGGAGTCGGCGACGTCACCGTCGAACGTTCTTCCGCCGCTTCGTCGTGGCAGTCCATCGGGACCTCTGTCCCCGACGGCCAGGGATTCGTGCGCTACTACGATGCTTCCGTGGCTCCTGGCTCTCGGTACGGATACCGGCTCCGCTGGACCGGAGCAAGCGGTGAAGTGAGCGCCGGCGAGGTTTGGGTGGACGTACCCCTTGAGCCGTCTTTGGCCCTCGCGCCCGCGCGTGGCAATCCCTCCACAGGCCCGCTCGCGATCGCGCTGTCCCTGCGCGATAACTCCCCGGCGCGACTCGAGGTGTTCGACGCCGGCGGGCGCCGCGTCGCTAGCCGCGACGTGACCATGCTGGGTGTCGGGAACCACGTCGTCGTGCTCAACGAGACAGAGCGGCTTCGGCCTGGAGTCTATCTCTCACGCTTGACTCAGGGATCGAGTCGAAAGACAGCCCGGATCATCGCGATCCAGTAGCTCCGAGCCCTAGTTCCGCCACCCATTCACCCAGCCACCGGGTCTCCGCGGGATCCACGACCCCGGTCTCCGATACGGTTGCGGCGTGGGCTCTGCGGGTGCCGCAGCCTCCGCCACCGGCCGCGCGAACTCCGCCGCCCGCTCCTCGAGCCCGCGCACGAACGTGGGCCCCAGGATGTGCAGAGACGCGAGCGCGTGGACCTCGAGATCGAGCGCCTCATTGCGCTCCCGCAGCTTGGCGCGCCCGCACACCGCGCACCCTGCGGCACATGCGACTGAACCGTCTCCGGTTCTCGCCGCAACTGGGGCCCTGCGGAGGTCCACCGAAGGAACGCGGGCCGATCGTTATCGCAGCACCTCCCCCACGCCGTCACCACCCTCCCGCCGTGCGTCAGCCGCAGCCAGTACATCCCGGCGATGATGCGGGCTCCGTCTACCTGAGCACCACCCCGCGCCGTTAGCACCCGCCTGCCGTGCGTCAGCCGCAGCCGAGGTCATCCGAGCCCCAACCGACGCCCTCCCACGCCGCGCAACATGCACGCTGTGAGACGTGGCACGTCACACCTGTGGTCACTCGCGACAGTTGCCCTGATCGGCCTCGTCCCGGAGGTGCGGTGATCGGCTGTCTAATTGTTGTCAGGTGGCCTGTCGGTGGTACGCTATCTCCACTGAGGGACCGGGGTTGTCTCTTCCCGATCATGAGCGGGTGGCACTTGCCAACGTCATCGCGCAGTGGGCCGACGATTCGCCGCTGGGATGGCATCACATTTGCGGCGACATGTGTGATGCTCGCCTTCGACCTCTTCTTCCATTCAGCCCAGGCCCGCGGTCAGGGCCTTGCGATCGCGCCCACCTGTGGCACGACCTCAACGCACTTCGTGCTGAGTGGTGCGGGTTGGCCCACGGCTCCCAAGGGCTGCCCGGATACCTGCATTACGTTCGTCAGCGTGTGTCTCGACGGCGGACAATCGACGTGCTACAGCGCGCCGGTGTGCTCGACGTCATTCGCCGTTGACCTCGCAACCATTCCGAGTTTCCTCAACGGCTTGGCAGTCGGCCAACATACGCTGACCGCCACCGGTGGGTATGAGTGCAGCAACGACGGCGGCTCCTCAGCTGGGCCGATCCGCGCCTGTTTCGAGATCGTCGCCGATGCGAGCTCCGCTTGGGATACGGTTCGGACGAATGCGGCCGCGACGACCATCGACATCAAGATGAAGCCAGGCCAAGCCTGCGATATCCCGCTGTGCGACAGCATTCGGCTTATCCAAGTCATCCGAATGCGTGGGCGCCATGCGGGTAGTCCATTACGACTCGTGTCGTTCGCCGAGCAGTATGCGTTCGACACCAGCCGCTCTGGCCTCGCGAACTTCTATGACGCCTATGTCACCTCATCGGGCTACACGGTGGACTTCGTCAGAAACGACGCGATGGCTCCATACACCGACAGCACTGGGAACAAACACACGAACACCGCCCTCGAGGTTCATTTCACGGACACCCCAAGGCGATCGGACTTATCCTATCCAAGCGACATTGACACCCTGATCTTCGACTTTGAGCTCAACGCGCTGTGCACCGCCGGCGAAGGCGCCGGTCAGTGGCTCGGACAGGTCACGTGGAGTTGGGAGCGCGCAAAGGGAGCGCCCAGTTTCCTTGGAACTGTGCTCCCCGGAACGGCGGGACGCGGTCAACCGAGCGCCCCCTTCAACATCGCCCTCGTGGCGTACGAACTACTCTCCGGCTACCGTTTGCCGACGCCGCCTCGGCCGTCCAAAGGGAGTCCAACATGCCCATGAAGGTCCAAGTCCCAAGATCCGCAGTTCTGTCGTTGCTTTCCCTTGCGGTCGCGTGGTCGATGGTGCAGCCAGCGAAGACGTTCGCGCAGACGTACACGCCCTACAGCTACTTCGCCGGCTTGTCGTCATCGGACATGTCCCGGATTCAGGTGAAGCTGACATACGGTGGGCCGCAGAACGTGCCGGTCCATACGATCGCGTTTGCGGTTCCGAACAATCCCATGCACCTGGCGAGCTTCGCCCCGTTCCAGCGCTCCGGGTTTGACTACACCAACGACCAAATCGCCCAGAAGTCGTTCTCTGTGTCGGCGCAGGAGCTGAAGGCCCTGATCGATAGCGTGGGGACCCTTTCGGCCATCACCTCCGGTACCGCGGACCCCATCGGCGCGGTCTCGTTCGCGTTGCTCGACACCGTCAGCGGCACAACGAAGGTCTTCGAGTCTATTCCGAGCACCGCGGATGCTCGCACGCTCTTCGCGACGATGCTGGAAGTCCTCGGGAATAACGCCACCGCTTCCTTCAAGCTGACGGCCTTCGGTTGTGCGTGTGCAAGTCTGCCGACGACGCCACCTACGAGTGTGGACTCCCATGTCTCTGCCGTTCTTTCCGGGCTCCGCGCCGATCGTTCGACGAAGGGGCGCTACGTCGGACAAGTCAAGGTCACGAATACTTCGGGGTCACCGATCGCCGCTCCAATCAGGCTGGTCGTGAAGGTCATCGGACCAGCGACTGTCGTGGGAGCCAGTGGCGGAACATGCAACACCCCGAACTACAGCGCGCCCTACTTCAACGTCTCTCCAGTGACCGCCCTTGCGCCTGGGGCAAGTCTGAACCTGAAGCTGCAGTTCATGAACCCGAGCGCTGACAAGCTTGATGTCGAGCTGCACGTCCTCAGCGGACCCGGCACTCCATAGGTGGTGGCAATGACATGTCGTCTCGGAGTCGCCTCTCTGATCGTCTTGTGCGTCGCAGTCCACTCCGTCGGCGCCACGACGCGCTATAACCTGAGGCTCAACCTGTCCCAGTTTTCCGGCGACAGTTTGCAGCTCGCCTTTGACCTAACTTCTGCGGATTCCATTGCGAACGTCGCTCGAATCCTGGCCCTGACCGCTGACGGCCGGACTGGGGCCGTGGGTCAGAGCGGCGGCCCCGTGTCAGGGAGTCTTGTCGAGACCGGCCTCCCCGGCGATGCGACGATCCACGACGACTTCTTCTACAACCAGGTCGTGACGCCGTTTGACTCGGTGGGGTCGCAAGCCTCGGCCGCGCTCGAACTGACCGAGGTGCCTCCCCCCGCTGGAACAGTCCCCGACCAGCTCTCCTTCTTCCTCCTACACCATGACGGAACGCCTGCGTTCACGACGACAGACCCCCTTGGGGCCGGCGCGTTGTTCGCGGTCGACATCACTGGTGCAAGCGGCGGCGATCTGAGCGTCTACGCGCCCATGAGATTCGTTGCCCCCGACACCCTCAGGATGTCCAACTACCTCGATGCCGTCGCGTCGGGCGCGCCCCTGCGGGGCCGGGTGATGTTCACCCGGGTGTCTCCTAACCCGGCGACCGGAGTGATCCGGATCGAGTTCGAGATCCCGGAACCCGGCGACCGGGTAGCTCTTGACGTCCTCGATATTGCCGGACGACATGTCGCCAGCGTCCTGCGCAGTCAACCCAGAGCCGGCCACGTTGCGGTGAGCTGGTCCCGCCGCGGCGACGATGGGCGCGAGGCCCGATCCGGTGTGTACCTCCTGCGACTCCGAGCTACCGGCCAGACCGTGGTTCGCAAAGTTGCTCTGACCCGCTGACGGGATGAACGAGAAGACGAAGCGCGTGATGCTCGGCTGGCTCAACCTGACGGATGCTGAGCGTGCTGACCTGGAAGACCGAGCAGCGAGCGCACCGCGGCAAGCTGACGCGGGAACAGGAGACCTACAAGACGAAGTTGCGCGTGTCTTCCGGTCCGAGTGGGAGTTCCTGCCCCTGCTGCGGGTGAACGGACATTCAACCGTCAGACGCATTGCGGTGATCTGATGAAGACTGCATTTAGTTTCGCTTGGATTGCTTTGCTCGTTTGGTCCGCGATCGGCTGTTTCGCCAGCGGCCGTCCGAACGGTGCGCACACCCCGCAGGCGGGACAAGTTGATCGATCGAGTGCTGCCTACGTGAGGGTCGCAGGTCAGCCCGATGTAGAACTCGTGAGCCCCGATGGCAAGAGGATGCGTGCTCGGGCTGGTGCCGTGTTGCAGAACGATTTTGGTTCCCTTGCGGAGGCGTACTCCGTAGTCCCGAATACCCAAATGGCCCTCATCGATCCCGCGCAAGGGACATGGAGGCTTCGGGTACAGTCAGATGACACTGGATCGATGATCGTTCAGGTCGTTCGCTCGCTCAGTTATGGCAAGAGGGTGTGCGAAGACAGCGACACGATTCATGTGAAGTATCGCTGCTCTCAATGGTGGAGCCTTCATTGGTCGAATACTGGCGTAGGCGATTCGTGCTGGGTAAGCATGACCCGCGGGGAGCAGGACTCGACACGATAGCGCGGGTCTGACGCGCCCGGGCCTCTGGTTTCGCCCCTGCTTAGCTCCAGAGTCCCCAGGTCGCATTGCGGTGCATGGGCGAGAGAAGCTATCCACCTGAGTCCCCGCGCCGCGAGGGTTGAGTCACGGCACGCGATTGGTCGGCCCATCCCAGAGTTCGTAGCGGCGATGAGCAACCCGTCGAGGGAGCTTCAGCCGCCTTCTACATCATGGGTGGTATCGGCTCGGCAATCGTGGGTGGGCTACTCGGGCTTGTCGCTGCGGCTATGCAGCGACGCTTGAAATCGGACAGTTCACTAGCTCCTCCACCCATTGACCCACCCGGTCCGGCGCGGGATCCACCCGCCCGGTCGCCGCATCACCGGCCGCGGCTGCTCCTCGGTCTGCGTCGCCGCCTCCGCCACCGGCCGAGCGAACTGCGCCGCGCGCTCCCCGAGCCCGCGCACGAACGTGGGTCCCAGGATATGCAGCGCCGCGAGCGCATAGACCTCGAGGTCCAGCGCCTCGTTGCGCTCCCGCAGCTTCACCCACTCGCGCACTGCTCCGCGGCCCTTCACGTACTTGCGGATGGCCTTCTCGGCCGTGAGCTGTGCCAGATACTCCTCGTCCACCCAGTCGGGCAGGTGGAGATACCCGGGTCCGGCGGCCGGGATCCGGAGCCGCGAGAACACGCTGTCCTTGCCCGTGTCCACGCACAGCACGAACAGCTTCACCCGGTAGCGGTTGTGGGTGGAGGGTCGTTCCACGAGTGGACGCCCCGCGATGGTGCCGCCCTTGACCGGGAACACGCGCCGGCCCTGGCGCGCCTTGCAGTAGCGGTAGACGTGCTCGGTGTGGGCACCGCCAGAGTCCACCACGGCGCACTCGACCTTGAGCTTCTGCCCGCTCTCGTGCTCGAAGCTCTGGGCGAGGAAGCGGTCCAGATCGTGCCACACGGACTCGCGGGCCGGATCGCCGTGGAGCTGCGTGAACGCCACGAGCCACGACTCCTCGCCGGCTCCGTAGCCCTTGACCACGGCCTCCAGCCGATCACCCTGCACGTCCACCGCGGCGACCAGCACGCCCACGCCCGTCGGCACCTCCGCGGGGAACTTCTCCAGCCGGGCCATGAGCGAGCCCGCCTCCACCGAGTCGCCGCGCTCCTCCCACGTCTCACCGAGGACCGTGTTGACCCAGGTCTTCAAGCGGAACGGATCCTCCTTGACCCTCACGAACTCGCTGGCGCACTGGGCCCAGCTCTTCCAGCCGAGCGGCGAGTAGAGGGCCGACAGGTGGAAGCCCACCGTGTGCCCGTCACCCTGGGCCGTAGGACGCCACTCGCCGGCCTCCAGCATCTCGGTCTTGTACCGCTCGTCGATGCGCGTCCCGCACCCGGAGCACACCATGTGGGCGGTCTTGGGGCTCCCCTCCTCCCACTCGATCCGGTGATGGCCCACGTCGCGCCACACGAGATAGTCCGGATGCCCGCACTCCGGGCAGCCAAGAAAGAAACGCCGCTGGTCGCTCTCCAGGTACTCGCGCTCGATCCGCGACAGGCCCTTGATGGTGGGCGTGCTGGTGAGGAACACCTTCCGCCTCGCGAAGGTCGCGGTGCGTTTCTCGGCCAGTGCCACCGGGTCTCCCTGCCCGTCGACGTCTCCCGGGTACTCGTCCACCTCGTCCATGAACAGGAAGCGGATCGGCATGGAGCGCAGCCCGGCGCCTGAGTTGGCGCCGGTGATGATCAGCAGGCCGCCCTCGAACTCTTTCACCTGGACCGTGTTCCCACTATCGCGCGAGCGGGACTCGGCGACGCGCTCCCTCAACACCGGCGTAGCGGCGATCATCGGGGCGATGCGCTGCTTACTCACGCGCTTCGCAATCTCGACGGTAGGCTGGACCATCAGCATCGGACCCGGCGAGCGGTGGATGACGTACCCGATCCAGTTGTTCCCGCACTCGGTCTTGCCGATCTGGGCGCCGGACATCACCACTACCCGCTCGGCGGGATGAGACGGCGACAGGCAGTCCATGATGTCGCGGAGGTAGGGCGTGCGCGCCGTCCTCCATCTGCCAGGCTCAGATGATGCCGTGCTGCTCAGCAGCCGGAACTCGTCGGCCCAGCTACTCACAGTGAGCAGCGGCTCCGGCGCAAGGCTCTCCCCGAATGCCGCGGCGCACAGGTCGGCAACCGTGGCGCTCACGAGGTGCTCTCCGACTTGGGACCGAAGCGCAGCGGCGGAGACTTCGACAGCTCGCCGAGACTCGTCATCAGCTCCTCGGTGATAAGCTGGTGGATTACCGCCTGGTCGCTCTGCCCGACCAGTATTGGGGCGAGTCGGTCCGGGATGCCGAGCAGCGTGTCCCGCATCCGGCGGCCGAGGCCGAAGATGTGCGCGCGGACCTCGTCGGCGTCCACCAACCTCCCCGACCGCTGCTCGAAGTCGAGCTTCGCGAGCCGGGCGAGGTACGACTCGCGGGCGGCGCGTGACGCCGCGTAGCTCGAGACGAGGCGCGTGGCACCGCCCTCTCCGACACCTTCGGCCATGGGCTCCGGGCCTGCGGTGATGAGCGCCGCAGACGGCTCTCCCGGCGAACGAGATATCTTCGGCACCCCGGTGACCGAGTTGCGCGGCTTCGATTGATCGGTGCTGCCGGCCCAGTCCCGGTCTGCCTTCTGCGCATCGATGGTCCCGTCGGGTGCCGCGCTGATGCGCCCCGACGCCAGCGCCTTGCGCACCGCCGTATGCGAGACCCCGCGGTGGCGGGCATAGCCACGAATCGTGAGCCCCGCCATCAGGCACCTCCGCTCGCCGTGACCTCGGCGCACATCCGCTTCGCTCTCTTGCCGGTCAGCTGCTCCCACCGTGCCACGATGACATCCACGAACCGCGGGTCCAGCTCCACCATCCGGCCGCGGAGCCCCAGCGCCTCGCAGGCGATCAGGGTGGACCCCGAGCCGGCGAAGGGGTCGAGGACGGTGGCCCCGCGGCGGGCCGAGTTGGCTAGCATCCGCTGGATCAGCGCCACCGGCTTCATGGTCGGGTGGTCCACGTTGGCCGCCGGCTTGTCCTCGTAGAACACCGTCCCGCGTACGGGCTCCACCGTGAGGTCGCTGCCCCGGACGATGAGCGTCGTCTCCCCGAGTCGGATCTGCCACTCCTGCTCCCCGACCTGCTGGAAGGGGGGGCCGTCGAACTCGTGGATGGTGGTCTTGTCCCGCCCACCGAACCAGCGGTGCGCCGCACCGGGCTTCCAGCCATACAGGATGGGCTCGTGCTGCCAGTGGTAGTCGCCGCGCGACAGGACCAGGGCGTTCTTCCGCCAGATCAGGCAGCTCGAGAGCTTGAAGCCGGCGTCCATGAACGCTTTGCGAAAGCTGAACCCGCCGGTGTCCGAGTGGGCTATATAGATGGGGGCGCCGGGGCGCATCACGCTGATCAGGGCCTGGAACGCAGCCGCTAGGAAGCGCGCGAACTCCTGATCCGTCATCGAGTCGTTGGCGATCGAGCCGGCCGCACACTCGTAGGCGACGTTGTAGGGCGGGTCGGTCCACACGGCGTCGGCCAACTCGCCATCCATGACCCGCTCGAGGTCGGCGAGGTTGGTAGAGTCCCCGCACATGACACGGTGCGGGCCGAGCAGCCACAGGTCACCGCGTCGCGTCGTGGGCTCGTCGGGCACCGCGGGCAGCGGCGGCTCCTCGATCTCTCCTGCTCCCGCAACCGACGCGAGGATCTCGTCGATCTCCTGACCGCTGAAGCCCGTGATGCCGAGGTCGAACCCGGCGCTCTCCAGTGCCGGCAGTTCCTCGGCGAGGATCTCATTCGACCAGCCGGCGTTGAGCGCGATCTTGTTGTCGGCGATGATGAACGCTCGCCTCTGAATGGCGCTTAGATGCTGCTCCTCTACCACCGGCACCGTCGGCAGCCCGAGCCGGACCGCGGCCAGGTAGCGCCCGTTGCCGGCCACGATCTCGCGCGTCTTGCCGTTCACCATGATCGGCCACAGGAAGCCGAACTCCCGCATGCTGGCGGCGATCTCCGCCACCTGCTCCTCCGAGTGCGTGCGCGGGTTGCGAGCGAGCGGGACGAGTTGCTCGGTGCGCCACAGCTCGATGCGCGTCAGGATCACCGGCACGATCGCCTGCGCATCGAGGACCGCCTGGCGCGCCTCGTGCTCGCTCAGCCGTGGCTCATCGGGCTCGCGCACCGTGTCGGCGCCCATCGCGAGCGGTTGCACGGTTGTGCGCGATTCGGAGGGGATAGCTGGGCCCCCTCCCCCTGCTCCGTGAATTGAAGCTCGGCGGGTCCGCCGCTCCCTGGTGGACACTGGAAACCTCCGTCCCTGGAAACTGGAAACCTGGAAACTTGCCCGGGAACTCTGACGCTAGAGGGATGTCGGGGTGGCCGGCACCCGCTCTAACCCATTGGGGGAGGACCCGCTGCGGTCGTGACCTCGCGTGGAACCTGACGGTTTCCAGACGCCTTCCTTGAGCGATGGATATCAATCGAACCGAGCCATCCTGCTCCACGCATCCGGCTCCGATTTCGGTCGATCACGTTGACCTCGTGAGCTGATAGGCAGACCATCAATGTGGTGCTACTCGTCGGGCGCCCTCCGCTCATACTCGGAAGGCGGCGGCAATGAAACGTGCGATCCTCGCATCGCTGCTGCTTGGCGTGCTCCTCCCCGCCGAGGCTCGATGCCAGCAGCCCGTCTTGATCGCGACCTGGGACTTGAGCCCCGTCGTCTTCGGTCATCCGGACGGGATCACGGTGGCCCCTGACGGCGATGTTTACGTCGCCAATCTCGCGGCTCACATCATCCAGGCGTTCACGCACGACGGCACCCTGAAGACAATGTGGGGCGCGTACGGCCAGGACGCCTGGTCGATCACCGGACCGAAGGGCCTGGCGGTGGACTCGGACGGGCATGTCTTCGTGACCGAGGTGACGATCAACACGCCCGCGAACCAGTCGGGCTTCCAGGTCTTCACGTATGACGGCACCTACACCACAAGCTGGGGCACGTTCGGATGGACTCTCGATCCTGGAGTATTCCAGACGCCATTCGGCGTGGCCATCGGTACGGACAATCGCGTGTATGTGAATGACGCGGACCTCGGCCGACTTCAGGTCTTCACGAACGCCGGGGTCTTCCTCACGCAGTGGCCAACCAAGGGGTATGACGTTGCCGTGGATGCGGCAGGGAACGTCTTCGTCACGGAGGACGGAGCCATCCGGAAGTACTCGAGCGGCGGGGCCGAGCTGACACACTGGGGCGCGCCCGGGAACGACCCAGGACAGTTCAGCGCACCGGCAGGTGTGGCAGTCGATGGCGCCGGCAATGTCTACGTCGCCGACACCTTCAATCACCGCGTGCAGGTGTTCACGGGCACCGGGGCATTCATCGCGCAATGGGGGACGAAGGGCAGCGGGCCCGGCCAGTTCGATCATCCGCAA